CGCCGCAACGTAGGGCAGCGCGCGCGGGCCAAATCCGCCACCGCCGTTCGTGCCTGTCGCCGCCATCGGCTGCGCCACGTTTCCGTTTGCCGCGGTGCGCGCGGCACGCGATGCGCGCTCCATGCTGGCCGCGGCGTTCGACCATGCGGCAGCGGCGCTCACACCGATGCGCTGCAACCCACGCATGGACGCAGCCAACTCGTTGACGCTGATCTGCACGTTCTTGATCGTGGTATCGAGCGCGCCAAATTCCTTTGACACTTGAGCAATCACGGCAGAAAGATTGCCCGCCATCATTATGTTTACGCCGATGGCATAGGCTTCAATCATCTATGCCTCCGGGGTTGATGTATGAACGACAATCACAAGCGGCCAGCCGTCGATTTCAACACAGCGCGCGAGAACCGCCGCGCCGCAGCTCGCACTTTCACGGTCACATATCCGTTCTGGTGCATGTTCGTTTTTTTGGCCTTCATGTTCGGCAATTTCAGCGGCGAAACCGGCGCGCTGCTGCTGCTGTCCATTCCGGTCGGCTTGTTCGCCGCGGTGTTCGGCGCGTTTTACGGCGGGCTGATGGATGGCTCAGCAGCCAACCGACCAACTAAAACGGAACATCCGCGTGGTCCGCTTCCGCACGAGCGTGACCGGCATGGCCGGCCAACCTATCTGTGATGGTCTTGGCGATCTCTTTCGCCGCCAAATCCTGAGTTGCGTGCAGCGCCCGCCCCAAAAACGAGCGCGGCGGTTGTTTGGCGTCGCCTTGCTCAAACAGGATTGCCACCGCACCCACGTCGCGGGTTTCGTCACCTTCGAATCCGCTGCCGACTGTTTCATGCGGAACGCCAACCGCGGCGCGTTGCGCGTCATACGACAGATCGATGTGTTCGCGCAGCGCGCCGGTCATCAAACCGGGTTGGTTGGGCTCATAGCCAAGCCGCTCGCGCTCGCGTTTGGTGAAGTCTGACAATTCGGCCCATTCGACGAACGGGCCACCAGCAGGTTGATACTGCCCCAGATATGACCGCGCTTCGGCTTGCACGATCTGCCCGGCGTTGCGCAGCGCTTCGGATTGGATTTGCGGTGCGCGACGTTGCAGCGCGGCCAATTCAGCCAAAAACGCCGGGATGTCTTTGAAGGTTTTCACGCCCCGTCATCCCATCGCATGGTAGACCAGTTGAATTTGCCGCCCGCGTGCTGCCCCATAATTACGCACCAAGCAAAGCGGGTGTGATCGTCGAGGCTGAACGCCACATCGAACGGAACGCCGTTTTTGACCAGATAGAGGCTGTCCACTATTCCGCGGTCTTCTGTGACACGCTTGATGCGCTCTATGTCGGTCGGTTTCATTCGTCCGCGGCGGGAACCGCCGGGCTGAGTGCCGCGCCTGCTGCGTTAAGCCCTTCGTCGCCGAGCTTTTGCAGAGCCTTGCGCACTTGATCCATGTTGCGCGGAAACGGCACCGGCACGCCGTCAATCTCGGTCACGCACGCGGCGATCACCGCCATGCCGAACTGCACGGGATTGGCCACAGCATCCGGGCCGACCGCGCCAGACAGATCAAATCGCGCCAGCGTGTCCAGTTTGCGGACCACAAGCACGCGGCCAAGCGCATCCGTGACGGTCTGCGGCTCAACTGCTGCCGCCACGATACGCGCGCTCGGGGTATCAGACATCAGCTCACTTTCCTCCGTTTCGCCGCCTGAAACATGATGGTCTGCTGCACCGCGGCGTCGCTTTTGGCGGTGCCCAAATCCGTCGCGTGGATCACGGCGCTGTCGTGCTGGTAGCAGGACTGGTTGCCGTTCACCTCGTTGATGTAGATGTAGACCGTGCCCGCCGGGATGTTGACGCCCGCGTAGTAGGCGGCGTCAATCGCGGCCTGGAAATCGTCCACGACAGAGTTGCCGCGCTCAAGCTGAATCGTCCCGGTATACATGCCGGGGATCAGCGCCACGCGGTCCACGCCGTCGAGGCCGTTCACGGTGATGGTTTTTGGGTTTGGCTTCACGTCAACCGACGTGACAACCTGAAGATCAAGCCGACCGCCAGGCGCCAGGGGGTGAAGCACCACAACCTGATAGTCGCGCCCGACGTTGAAATTGTTCGATGGCATGTCAGTGCGCTCCTATCAGATCGACACAGCGCCAGCGCCACCAGTGCGCTGAACCGTGACTGTCTGCCCACCTTGCAGGTTGACGAGAAATTTTTCGTTGATGCCCTGATACTGAACCGCGACATCCGCTTGCACGTAGCCGAGGCCGGTGCGCGACTGCGGGTTGTTCGTGGTGTCACAGACCACCGAATAGGGCAGCGAGCCGTCCAGCGAACCGAGCTGGCCCTGCGTGAGCATGTTCGACAGGAACGAGTTGAGCGTGGCTTTGACGCGTTGGAACAGCGTGGCGTTGATGAGCTGGCCCACATACTGCCCCATGCCCGCATTTAGCGTGCTGGCGATGTAGTTGGTCAGGCGCGTGTAGTTGTCGCCGTTCGTGCCGCTGTTCGACGAGGAATTGTGGCCGCAACGCACGCCCCAATACGAGCCGCCTGGCTGCGGGTTGCTGATCACGTCGATGCCGGCCTGAAACAGCGCTTGCAAATCAGCCTGCGCATAGACGCCCGCTTGGCCGAAACCAGACGCGGATTTCTGCGAACCGGCGACGCCGTAAACCTGCTTGTTGAGCGAAGATTGTTCCGGCGACAGATTGGCGAGACGCCCGGCCACAAAACCCTGTGGAGAGACGTAGCGCAGCACGCCGTTGACCTGATCGGACCAGTAAACCCAATCGCCGAACATCAGCTTGACGGCGTAGCTGTCGAGGCCCGCCGTGCTTTTCGTCGTCACCGCGTTCGACACCGTGTCGCCGGACGGGCCGGTGCAGATCATGTAGATGCCCTCGGCCAGCCCGAACGCAGCCTGCGTGGTCCACGTGGTCGAGGTCGAGAGGTCGGCCAGCAGCGCGATGGAACAGCCCTGCCCACGCAGCGCATACATGCCCGTGCGCGGCGCGGTGTCTGTGCCGATGAGGTTGGTTGCGACGGTGGCCGGGGTCGCAACGCCATCGGTGCCGCCGGTAAACGTGCAGGTGGTTGCCGTGGGCGCCGTGGTGCCCGAACCCGCAGTGGCGGTGATGAGCTGCGACGGGCCACGTGCGATGCTGGTGCCGTTGTTGATGGCAGCAGCCAGCGCCACCCAGAACGCATTGCCGGTGCCGGTGATGTTGTCGAACACCTCGGGGGCGAAATTCGGCATAGACACGACGGCGCGATACGAGCTGGCTTTCGAGCCGGTCGAGATCGCCACCGTCAGGTTGTTGCCCAACGACCCGGTGTATGCGGCGGTGAACGTGATGCAGGTGGTGACGCCCGTCGAGGTTGCCGCTGTGTCAGTGCCATCGGTCACGCGCACGCAGCGGAAGTTGTTGGCGCCCTGCTGGATCGCGGTCGCAACGTGCGTGCCCATGTCATACAGGCGGTTCTGCAGCGGGCCGAACGCGCGAGCATATCCGGGATAGTCGCCGACGATGACGGGGCTGTTCACCGGCCCCCATGAGGCCGAACCGACGACGCCCACGACGTTGGTGGGAACGCCGTTGAGGACGGTGTTCTGCGGCGGAACGATCTGCACATACAGATCGGGCACCACGAGCGCTGTGGTGTTGATCGACCCTGATTGAACAATGGCCATTTATCAGCCCTCCCTGTCGTGCGGCAAATGCTTCACGACATGCTCGGGATGGCTGGCCAGCAGCTCCGCAACCTTGTCGGAATCGGTGATGCGCTCACCGCGCGCGTATTCGCCAAACGGTTTGACAACTGTCAGGTGCAATTCGTCAGACATGGGGAGGCTCCTAAGGGTGCAGCGTGCCGACGCTGAACAACGCGCCACTTGCATTGGTCGCGTTCAAAATATCGAACATCATTTCGGGCTGTAGATTGGCCAGATGCGTGGCGTATTCGACCGAATAGACCAGATCACGACGCCAAACGCGGTCCTTTGCCGGCGTGTCATTGACCGTCACACCCATATACCGCACACGCGCCGCGGACTGCGCCGCATCGGCCAGCGTGATGAACTGCGTGGGATAGCCCGCGCTGCTCAACAGCCCCGCGAATGCCGCGTCCACCGCGCCAGCGGCGGCATCGCGCACCGCAGGCGTCGGGCACCAGCACGAGATGCGGAACCGCTGCTCTTGGCGCCGCACTTCCATCGCGGCCATCTGGTCAGACAGCACCATCGCAACCGGCGAAACATCGCCCGCCGGGAACGTCACAACCGCGCCCGATGCCGTGGCGCCCGTGGCCGCAGCCGCAAGCCCGGCCGCGACGGTCGCCAGCGTGTCGGTCGCCAGCACGCGATACGCCACGCCATGACGCGCGGCGCCCGTGCCGTAAGACACGCCAACAACCTGCCCGGCGCTCACTGTGCCGCCGATGGTGACGGTCTGGCCGGACACCGTGGCCGTGACGGTCGGCGCGTTGGTGTAGCTCTGGCGCCATTCGAGCTGGTAACGCGACGTGTTGCGGACGCCAGCTTCGGAGAACACAGACACATGCGCTTGCCCGGCGGCAAGGTCGGCATCGAGGTTGGAGCTTTCGGGCCAGCCTCGGTAGATTTTCGTGGTGACGCCCGTCACCGATGACGCGGCATAGGCGCCCGGCAGATAGGTGGTGTTCGGGAACAGCCCGCCCGCCACGATGCCCACCAGCGCCCGTTCAACGTCGGCCAGGTCTGCCATCAGGACACCACCAAAGAAGCCGTCAGGCGCCAGCCAAGCGGCGTCAATTCGGTTGATGACAGCTCATAGCGGCACGGTTGCGGCTGGTCGTCATACGCAAAATCGGCGAAACGGAACTGCACGCCGAGCACGTTCGGCATCAGGATTTGCACCCACGGCAAGCGTTGGTCAGACGGCAATTTGGTGTCGCCGTCGTTGCCCTTGGTGCCCTGAATGATCGCGGCAGGCCACGAGGTCACGAGCGTGGTCTGATTGGTTGTCAAGTCGCCGCCGTAATAGGACGCGCCCGGCGTGCCAGCAGACGGGCGATAAAACGTCAGCGTGTGATTGCACCGCACCACTTGAATGGGCGCCGGGATGTCCATTGAGGCCACGAAGAACGTCTCGGTCGGCCCGCCAACGGTCAGCGCGCCCTGGAGGTAGTCGCCAACTTGCACGATGCCGGGGTCCACAGCGGCAAAACCGCGCGGCTTGCCGTAGTCAAACGCGCGGGCAGACATCAGATTTGGGTCAGCGGTGATCCACGCGGGGATCGACTGCACGAAATTCGTCAGCGTCGCCACCGGGCCGGTTGTGCGCGGGCGGAACAAGTCGAACGGCAGGCCGAGCACCTGCGCCGTGATTTGCGGGCCGATCTGCCAAACGGCTGCGATCTGCGTGCCGGACATCACACCACCAGAGACAGCGAGCCGTCACCAAGCTGCGGGCCGGGCGGGACGCCAATGACATCACACAGGGCGCGACGCTGGCCGTTAAAATGCTTGCGACGGTTTTCATATTCGCGCGTATTGCGCGTGAACGGCCCAGCACTGGCGACGTTGAGCGTTGAATACATGCCGTCGAGCGCGGCTTCCGTCGCGGCCAGCACAGACAGGCGATATCGAATGTTTTGCAGCTCTTCGGGTCGCGCGTTGGTCATCTTGTATTCCATGACGCCATACGCCTGAAAATACCGATACCCAACAAAGCCCGAAGCGCCCGGACCATACGGCTGATATCCGCAGTGCCTGCGGACTTCCGCGCGTTCGGCATCCGTCAGCGCCGTGCTTGCAAACGCAGCGCCAGGGATGGTGACAGCGGCCATGTCAGCGCGCGGTGCCGGTGCCAGCCGTCACGTAAACGTTGCCGCTGCTGGTTGAGAGGATCGTTGCCGCATAGTTGACGTTCGGGCCGACAAACAGCATCAGCGTGCCGCCTGGAGGAACCGGCGTGCCTGCGGTTGTGGCCGTGGCCGCGCCATTGCCGAACGCCATGAACGCAATGCCGGTGGTGGCATTGTAGATCAAAACCGTGTCGCCATACGGCAGCGCCGCAGACGCAGTGGCGGTGGACGCTGCAATTGTGACGGTGCCAGACGGCACAAACGGTTGTGTGCTGCCGGTGCTCATGCTGCCACCATGGGTGCCGATGCCGCGAGCAAAGCCGCCTTCAACACCGGATCGAGGTGATACGACACCCCGCGGCGGAAATTCAGCGGCTGGCCGTTGGGCGCGGGGTTGTGGAATGTGTATGATTTGGTGAACGTGTAGGTTGACACGCCACTGGGCTGGATGGACTTCATGACGGCGGCGTTCATGGACGTGTGCACGCCGTTGATCACGCCGCCGGCCGTGGTCTGCTGGTCGCCTTCATAAATCGCCATGTCAGTTGCTCCACGTGATGGAGGCTGCAGCGGCCGAAGAAGCGTTGAGTGCCGCATACAGCCCCGCGTCCGCGATGATCTGCTGAAACAGCAAGAAAGACATCGTGGCGCCGTTGTATGAGAACACGAACGGCGCAGTCACGACGCCTTCGTGCGTGGTGATCCCCTGCGCGGTTTCTTCAATGGCCTGCGCCGCCACCACATCGGATTGCGAAGCCGTGTCCGATACGATGCCGCCGGTCGCGTTCAGCGTCGTGCCGCTCATGACGCGCTCCATTCGATGGGAAGAGAATTTCGCATGGCGAACGCCACGAACTCTGGGTCTGTTGGCACTTTCTGCGCTGCTTTGAACGTCAGAAACACGTCGCCGAACGGAACCTGAAAATCGCGCTGCGCCAGACCGCGCGCAGGAAGCGGCGGAGTTTCCCCCGCCGCTGTTTTACGAGCCACGATCAGCCGATGTGCTCAATCATCACCGCGCGCTTGTAGGCCGCATTGGTGGCGGTCGGCACGATGGTGGTGTTGGTGGTGATATCGGAGGGAGCGGTGAAACCGCCGATCCAATACCACGACTGCGCGATGATCTGCTGCAGACGGTCAAGCGGCTCGCGCGTGACCTGCACGATGCCGTCAACCATGGCCATGATGGCGTTGTTCGGCGCGATGTCCGCTTCCATCATGCCGGCATAATCGCCTTCGACCAAAGCGCCTTGGCCGACGAGGATCGGGCGGCGCACGGTGCCCACGCCTGAAAGCGTCTGCGTAAACGCTTCCGTGGTTGGCATGAAGCGCACGCCAAGGAAATCATTGGTCATGCCGCGCTGGAACACCTGCGAGGCGGACGTGGCGCCCTGGAACAGCTGCTTGAAATCGGGATCAGCAAAAAGCTGGCGGGCCGATTTCGGATCAAGGTAGAGGTTGTAAAGGCCGTCGGCAGTCGCGCCTTCGCCGCCATCCACGCCGGGCACGTTGTTCAGGCGCAGCGTTGCCACCGCGTCCAGAATGTTCTGCATGGTGAAAGTGTCGGTGGCCTGCAGCAGCGAGGTGTTGCCGCGACCGGAGGGGCGGATGATTACCGAGGCATTGGCGGCGGCGACGCTGTTGCCCGCGGTGCCGTCGGCAACGCTCACGTTGCTGGAGAAGGTCAGGGTGCCCGAGATGCCGTTCGGCGCGGTCGAGACGTTGGTGCCATCAGCGGCGGCGCCGGTCAGGGTGTAGGTGTTGGAGCCGACCACGACAGAAAGCGTGTTCGTGCCAGACACCGCAAGCTGCGTTGGCGACTGGCCGGTGCTGCTGGACGCAATGCCGGTCGGCGTGGTGGTGCCGAACACATACTGGAAGCCGCGAATGTCATCGACCGAGATGGTCGTGCCAGCGCTGCCCAGCGTGGTGCGCACGCGGGTGTTGCCGCCGAAGTACGGGTTGAACAGCGCGTTGCGGGCCAGACGGTCCAAAGACTGCGCGGCCTGCACGCCGTTGACTTTGGCGTTCTGCAGGAACTGCGACACGATGCCGACACGGTTCGTGACCATGTTGAGATCGATTGTGTCGGCATACTGGTTGAGCGTAAGCGAATACTGTTCAACCGAGAACGTGCTGGAAGTCAGCCCGTTGTCGAGGTTGGTGTTGCTCGACGCGGACAGCGGCGTTGTGACGGGCGCTTTGAGGCCGCGGCGGGTCTTCGTCAGCGTTTCGCCGATGCCCGTGGCAAACTGCTCGCGGTCGGCAATCATGCGATAGCCGATGTGCGAACGCAGCGCTTCCTCAAACTCACGCTCCAGAAAGCCCTGCTGAATGATCGGCTGCAGGGCGGACGGGAAATTCTGAATGGCCATGGTGATGGAGTCCTTGTGATGGGGGACGCTCCATCGCCGTCAGGGCGCGGTGAGCTGGGGGTGCGGCGCGGTGGCCGCTGGTTGCAGAAAGTTGGTTAGCGACGCGCCAGCATGTTGTTGCGGGCGGCTTTCCATTCGTCGCGGGTCATCTCTTTTGCGGTCTTGGCGGCAGGCGGCTGAACAGCGGGAGGCGTGGCGGTGCTGCCGGTTTTGGCCGCGCCAAACAAATAAGGTTTGGTGGTCTTCAGCGTTTCCATCAGCGCGTCCGCACCTTCAACGTCGCCGCTCTCGGTGAGCTTGACGGCGGACAGATCGGCCAGTTTCAGCCCGTCGAGATCGACCATGCCAGCTTTGAGGGCGGCGGCCTTTAGCTCGGCGCGAATGATGCGTTCGTTTGCGGCGCGCTGTGTCTCGGCAATGCGCTGCTCGGCTGCGGCCTGCGCGGCTGCGATGTCGGTGGCCAACTTGGCTTCGGTTTCGCGCAATTTGGCGCGCGTGGCGGCGGCCTCCTTGCGCAAGCGCACCTCGTAGGGCGTCGGCTCGCGCGGCTTGTCGGCCATGTCAACAGGGGCGTCGATCTCCACCGGGTCTGCCGGGGCGATGGTTTCAGACATGCGTGATTTCCATGATTGCCGCCATTAGGGCGGGGTGAAACGCCAGGATCAACCCGGCGCGGTTTCGGCCACCTGCGTTGCCGCAGCCTGTGCAGCAGCGCGGGCGTCGGCTGCGGCCTCGTCCGATTTGATGCGGGCGATTTCCGCAGGCACGTCTTCAATGTCATAGGCGGCGGACATCGATGCGATGGCAGTTTCTTGCGAGATATGCCCGGCTTGGCGGTGCGTCGCGAGCGTGCCCGCCTGTGTCTGCTTGTCGCTTTCGGTCGGGGCGAACCAGGCGGGCCAGCGTAGCACGAGCGGAGCGGGCGCCAGTTTTACTGGCTTGCCGCCCACACGGATGCCAAATTTCTGCGAGGCCGCGATGATCATGTGGCACAGCCGCAGCAGTGCGTCTTCGCCGTAGCTCACGCGCAAATTGTCGGCCAGCCAGATCAACGGTTGGTGCATCAGCTCCAGCGCCCGGCCCGATTGAGCGGCGCTCACTTTGTCGGCGTTGCTGCGGTTGCCGTGGATCTGCTCCAAAGCCATTTCGCGCAGCACGCGGACATATTCGATGACGGCGGCGGATGCCGTGCCGTTAATCTCCAGCAGCTTGGCGTCGCCGTTTTCGGACACCACCAGCGCGTTGGCCGCGCTCCGCACGAGGTTGCCTTCCTCGCTGGCGGGCTCTTTGATCAGCAACGTTGGGTCGGAACTGTATTTCAACCCGCGCCCGGCCTGCGAAAGTTGATAATCGATCTCGATTTGCGTTTCGATGGCGGGGCGGAACGTGCAACCGCCGTCGATGCCGTTGCCGCCGGGCAGGTTGCGCACCCACACAATCGGCACAAACCCAAGACCGTGTTGCACCGTTCGTTGCGCGTCAATTGCTGGCTCTTGCTCGGCATCGGCAACCGGTTGCGGCACGAACCACGTGTCTGCGTCGCCATCCCACACACGCTGAAACCAGTGCATTTGGTTGAGCATGTCGGGCTGGATCGCATACCCGGCATCGCGCAAGGCGTCGCCGCGCACTTTGCGGCGTTCTGTCACGCGGATGAGTGTATCCGGTGCGTCCGGGTCAAATTCTGGCGTCAGAAACGCGGTGTCGAGCGCGTCGAGGAATAGACGTTCGCGCAGAATGCGCATGTGCAGCGCAACGCTTCCGACCGAGCCACGCATGGCCGCGTCAATCATCACCGCGTTGATGCGCGCTGATTTCAGCGCCAGCGCTAGGTTGTCGCGCGTTTCCTTGTTTTCGCTTTCAACCTGCGGAAACCGGCCTTCGCCGAACAACAAAGAAACGCTGTCTTCCACCACGATGCGGCAAAGGTTGTATCGCACGCTCGGTTTGCGCTGGCGCAGCGGGATGTATTCACCCGCGCCGTTCTTCTCGTCGTGAAACTCGTAGGGCAGCACATCGTAGACGGTGCCGTTGAGCACTCGGCCCAGCACGTCGATGTCATGCGCGCGCGCCGGAAGATCAGGATCGGCCTGAACCGCTGCCTTGATCGTCGCGAACATCGGTGATCCTTGAAAAGCGGGACGCGCCTTGCCGTTTCAATTTACCGGCCACGGTTTGCTCACTGCGCGCGGCAACGTCGCATCGGACCGCGCGGGTAGAGAGGCGCGTCATTTCGCCCGCCGCTTGCGAGCGCTGGAGTGGGCCGCACCGAAAACGAAAACGCCCTCATGCGATAAACGCAATGAGGGCGGTGCGTTTCAGGTAGTGGGTTGGCGTGGGTTTGTCAACAGATTTTCGCAAGCATCACGCGCGCCCTCCAATCCGCCAACCCACCACCAACGCCTGCAACCCGAGTTGCAACACCCGCAACCCGCCGCGCTGCGTGGCCCATTCGCCGCTGCACACGCCTTGCACGGTCGGCCAGAACTGCGCGCCCACGATGCGCTCGGCGTCGCGCTTCTCGTTGTAGCACCGCGTCATTTCGGCCCACTGCTCCTCTTCGCTGTCGTGTTCGGCCAGCTCGTCGTGATCGCCCGGCTGCGATGCGTAAAGCGCTTTTGCGGTGATGCGCCCGGCTGGCCATGAGCCCGAGATGGCAGCGCGCAACCGCATGCCCGCTTCGTGCTGGTCATCGGTAATCTGCCCGGCCATTGAGTAATGGTCGAGAGGGTCGCTAGCCACGGTGCGCGCGGCGATGCGCTTTGTGCCGACGATTTTGGTGTCCACAGACAGGCGGTTGCGAGCGGCGGGGCCATCGGCGCCGAGGTCGGGTTTTGCGGCATGGGCGTTCATGTCGTCATCTCCTACGCTGTGGGGGCGGCGTTACTGCACCACGTCGGGGATCGGGTGCAGGTGAAGGGCGAAATGCTCGTGCATGATGCGCGTGATGATGCGGTTGATCTCGCGCTCGGCCTGACGCGTGACCGGCTGGCCGATGACGGGGCGAGCGCTGCGTCGAGTTTGGCTTGCAGGCCGATGAGCATGTCGGCGGGCTCCATCAGCGCACCATGTGGTTGAGGCGAACGGCGCGGGCTGGCTCGGGCGGCGCAATCAGCGCGTTGAATGCCCGGCTGGACGCATCAACCTGATCGTCTTTCACGCCGCCGGGAAACGCGGCCAGCTCGTCGAGATAGACGCGGTTCCACGCCGCGCGGATCAGCGCCACGTTGCCGACATTGACCTGCGCTGCGAACGGGGCTGCGCGCGTGGCTTTGTCGCCGGTCTCGGGGCTGCTCTCGACGCGATGCCCGGCCAGTTTGCGCGTCAGGTAAAGCGCTTGCGATTTGCCCGCCTGGCCGGGGTCTTGCGGCAGCGACACGGTGCACGCGCGCCCGTCACGCGCCGCCGTGGCCACGATGGTGCGCTCTACCTCGTCCGGCCCACCGCGCACGCGCACAACATCCGCCACCGCGAATTGCCCATCCGGCCCGCGCCCCATCCGCACGCCCGCTGTCCAGTCGGGATCGCGCGTGCCGATTTGCTCGGTCGCGGCCAAATCCCATGCGCGCACCCAGCGCCAGCCATTCGGCTCGGCGTCGAGCGTTTGCACGCCTGCGACGCGGAACAAGCCACCATCTGCGGCAACCGGCTGCTGCTGATACAGCGCCGCCCAATCGCGCATTGCGCCCGCCGCCTCGTATTCGACATGCACACGGCGGATTTCCGCGCCGTAGCCGTAATCGTCATCCGACCACAGCCATTCGCCCGGTGCGCGACCGAGCGCGTCATCGGCGCCCGCGATGGCAGGCAGCGACACCACGCGCCATAGACCGGGCTGACGGTCGAGCAACCGCCCTCCGAGATCGTCGAGATGCCAGCGCGTCATGATCACCACGATGGCCGCGTCTGGCTTGAGGCGCGTGCGGAGGTCGCCAGTAAACCACGCCCATTGGCTCTCGCGCACCGTCTCGGATTCGGCATCGGCGCGGCTTCGCGTGGGATCGTCGATCAGCACCATATCCGCGCGCGTGCCAGCGATGGCGCCGCCGATGCCCGCAGCGCGATACCGCCCGCCGTTCGTCGTTTCCCACTGTTCCGCCGCCTCGCGTGTCAGCGCATAGCCAAGCGTGGCCGCGTGGTCGCGCACGGTGCTCATCACCCGGCGGGAGAACGTCTCGGCCATTTGCGCGGTGTTGCTCGCGCCGATGATCTGCATATTACGTCGCCGCGCCAACACCCATGGCGGGAACAACACGCTGGCATAGGTCGATTTGGCGCTGCCAGGCGGCATGTTGACCATGAGGCGCGTCACGTCGCCGCGCGCGACGGCCTCCAATTCGCGGATCAACAGCAGGTGATGCGCCGCCGGGGCGTGGCCGAGCGGCGCCAGCGCGTGACGGCACCATGCTTCGAATGAGCGATGCAGCAAGTCGCGATACAGCAGGATTGCCAGCTTTTCGCGCCGCGTAAGGTCCGCCAACGGCGTGCGCTCGTCTGGCAGCATGGCGCGCAGGTGGTGGTATTGTTCTGTGGGGGTCATGCTGGCGCACCAAAAAAATACGCGGATTGTTGAATTGATGGGCTGATCACTTCGCCTCACCCTCAATCCCCAGCTCACGCCGCGCCGCCGCCATCAGCGCTTCGGTGCTGGCGTCCGCTGCGGGCTTGTTGAGGTCTGCCGTAACGGTCGGCTGCACCGCCTTGCCAAACACGCGGTCGAGCACGTCCTGCGCCGCCGCACGCGCCTGCGGATGGTTCGGATCGCTCATGATGGCCACCATCGTTTCAATGGCGGTTTGCACGTGCGGTTCGAGGCGTTCGCGGATCGTGGCGGATTTGCCGGTGTGCGCAGGCGGCGGATTGTCCGCACCAAACGCACGCGCGGGTTTGCCCGAGGCCGCGCCGCCCCAGCCCATGCCGCCAGCAGGGATGCCGGATGCGGGGCCGTGGCCAGCGCCGCTGGATGGCAGGCGGTTCGCGCGACGTTTGGCCGGTGGCGTGTCAGGATGCGCCATGATTATACGTTCCCGCGCGCTGGCACGCACGCGCACGCGGTTCGCTCGGAGGCAATTTGCGGCCCGCCTGAGCCGCTATCCGCTTGTCCGCTACCCTCGCACCGCCCAACTGCCGCACCGTCCTCAGCGGACCGCAAATCGCGTCCTATGACCATGTTGCTGCTCTCCGCAGGGTAAATCGTGTTTGCGAGCGACGTGTTGGCCGTGATCAGCCGCCACGACACCGGATGGCCGGCAGGCAACGGCTCGCGTGCGTCGTATGGCGTCTTCGGACGCTGAGGTTTGGCGGGCTGCGCAGGTTTGGGGGCGCGCGGTTGCGTCATGCCCAGCGCTCGCATGCGGTTGGCCACCGATTGACGCGACACGC